AAAACATAACAGGAAGATCGTTACGGACCACTATCGCAAACATATATATTTAAAACATAACCAAAATGATTTTAATTTTTTATATATCAATTTCTACTATGAAGGTGCCCTCAGGATCAAACAATATGTCAGAAGTCCTTATTCTAAATTATCCCGCTGCAGGGTTCGAGGCCACAATATTTGTCACAACACATTAGAGAACTAGTCTTGCAATATTCGCCATTGTCTTTCTCACATCACTCAAATTCTTCCTTCTGAGTTTCTTTATCACCTTTTGACCAAGACTATTGATAATTGTATCAGACCGTGCAAACTTCTTAACGAGCTTTTCCACATGTGCTAGAGGAGTTGCTACCCAAGCCCTGTTAAGTAAGGGGACAGATATAACATCCGATTCTAACAGCGAAGTCGCTACATTCTCTGCATGTTCTCTTATCTTTTCGTTGTACATTCTTGCGAGGAAAATCCCAAACACACTTTCGTTAGCTTCAAGCTTGTCCAGAACTGCTTGTACTAGTCTACTTTCAACCAATGTTGGACTCAAGGTATTGACTCTCGTAGGATCCCTAAGTATGGAAAGAGGTGTGCGCTTAACCACTGGAACGGTCACGACCTTCCTTATACTATCTCTTAGACCAGGAAACATTCTAGCTGCTCTATTCAACATAGATAGTCCCTCCACTGTTGAGTTCACAACCGATGTTGTCATCATGCCCTGTACACTCTGTATTCCAGCTCCCCCAAGTGATTTAGGTGTTACCATGTAGATAGCCAACTGACTAACTGTCAATGATCCGAATTCTTTCTTGGCCATCCTAGCTATCGCAAGCAAACAAGCTCTTATGTACCTCATGTAGGTTAACGACCATTTAGCTCCACCTTGCATAGCACCCTGAGTAGCTGCGAAAACTGCATCCAATTCTTCTGGTAATGTACCAATGACTGACTTGTTCGCAGGCATAAGTTTCATGGCAGCTTTTATCCCCTGAGGTACCTTAACACTCCGTAAGTAGAAATTTGATAAGATTTCACCACCTTCTCTACTGATTACAACCTTCCTCTTATGTATCTCCTGACCACCAGCCTTATAGATCCTCTGCATTATCTCTACAAACTTGATAGCATTTGCTTCTGCCTCCTCCCCGACACCAAGTGCCTCTATCTTCACTGCACCATCATCAATGAACACCACTAAGTTACTTCTTCCCGCGATAACACCGTCTTGTATAGCCAATCTACAGGCAGCTGCTAGCATGTCCGCATGAAACATGGTACTCATTCGACCCCTAAATCCCTCTAGGTCTGCTCCTGCATTCTGGTAATCTATGATCAGTCCATCTGTAGTACTAACTATTCTACTCTCAGTTCCGATCTTAGCTATGGCCTCTAGATCCTTATTCCCAAAAACATCTGCCCAGAAAGTGTGATACTCTTTAACTTGTTCAGGACTAGATTTAGCTGACCATTTGGTGAGATCAAACATCACGATAAATGTAGTAGACACTGTTGTAGAACCAACTGAAGCATTATGCGCATAAGGATCCATCACACTGTCCATCATACTCTTTGCGACCATATCATTCTTCCCGATCAAGGCTGCAGGGTATGTTTTAGCGATAACTGACAGATTGCCTTCAAATTCACCTAATAATGTTCTTAACTTAGGAGGAGCCATGAAGAAGGGTCTAGAAAACTGCTTATGAGCCTCGCCTTTATATGCTACTCTGACAAAGTTCTCTTCACCAAGTGTGCCTTTGGCCAGATCCTTTAACCAAGCTTGAGTGTCACAATCGTCATAATTTGCTAAATACCATAATAGATAGTTTCTATTCGTGTCATTCTTCTTTGAGTTGATCTCTAGATCGACAGAGGCTAGTACAGTGGTTTTGTCCTTAACTTGACTGGATATGTCTTTACCTAACTGTTGATAAGCATAAATTCCTGACGGAGTCCATTCCTTGACGTCCTTAGGTCCTACGGTGATAATCTTCTTGTCAATGCCAGGCGGCCATGATCCATGAACTTTCCTATAAGCTACTGCAAGGTTAATCTTACGCTCCGTTTTAATCCTCTCATAGTCTTCAGCCATTTGCCTAGAAGCCCCTGGTGTCACCCCACACGCTCTTGCAGCCATATGATAGTCCTTGATCCTAGGTAAGCATGCACTCATATCGTATTCAACACATGGCATCCATTTGTATATATGTATCAACTCAAGCGCGCTAGCATCATCGTATTTCATGATCAAGTTTGCTGCATATTCCAGATCCACCACATTATTCATACCTGTTAGCTTGTAATCTGCTGCCAAATTGTCCTCTGCATCGGGAAGAATTGACTTTAATACTTTATACTGAACATAGGTCCTAACTTCATGCCATGCTGCACTGACTATATCTGCTGTTACACCCCGAACCCTTGCTGCTCTAGTGATTTGC